GTTTTGCTGCGCCGCGGGTCGCTTCTGCCGCCCATCGCGTCGAACCAGTCCCCGAAACACATGACGCCGGCGCCGCTCTCTCTCGCCTCGTCTAGATGCCGTCTCAATAGCCGCCTGTCGCACAGCGGATTGTCGAAATGCACGTCGGCTATGAGCAGATAGCGTTGCGTCCAGCCCGGCTCTACGACCGGATGGCGCAATGTCAGCACGTTGCGTCCGGTGCGCTCGCAATGCACTACTGCCGCCCGCTCAGCCCATCCTCGAGGCCGATGGCAATCACCAGCACGCCCACCAGCGTCACAATGGCCTCCACGATTGCCTCGTCAGGTAACGGCTCGCGGCCCGTCACAGCCACGTAAATCACCGAGAGCAGGCCGACGACGCTTAGCCAGAACTTCCGGCTCAATAGCAGATACCGCAGATTGCCCATCTCACCCCCCGCTAATCGCCGCGATGATGGCCGAGAGCGGCGCTTGCCACGCCGCCAACCCGACCAGTCCCAACAGCGCCACCAGAATGCGCAGATAGATTAGCCCCATGCGAATGGATGTATTGATATCATGTCGCCATGCGCCCAACTCCTGCGCTAGTTTCTCCAGATTATCCGTGCGCTCCAGCAGGCCGCGCACGCGTTTGCTGCCGTCGCCTAGCACCACGAGCGACAGGCCGTCGATTAGATCGCCATGCTCGTTGATGATACGGCCATGCTCGTCCACCGTCGCCCGGATTGCAGTCATGTCATCCATCGATTACCCCATCACGTCGCTGCGCGTCATGGTCATCACCTGTGGTCCGGCGATGACACTGTACTGCGCGATCAGCCCCTGAATCGTCGCAATCTGCTGTGAACGCCGGAACGTCGCCCCATCCGCCGTGAAATCATAGGCGAATTTCAGGCGCGCCAACCACGCCGTCAGCGCGTCAATCGCCGCAGCGTACATATCATAGCGATAGCCCACGACGTACACCGGTTCGCTCTGGTGGGCCGCAAACTCCCAGCGCCCCGTCTGCAAGTTCACCGTGCCCGGCGACAGCGTGGCATAGCTGCCGTCGTACAGGCTCGGCGTCCCCTCCCACCAACCATGGGCGGCGCGGTAGCCCAAATACTCTACCGCGCCGCCTGTCTGTACCGTCGGAACTGCCGCCAATGGCGCGTACCGCACCTCAGTTTGATGTTCGTCGAGGAACGCCTGCAGATCGTCGTCGCTGAACGTCTGGTCCAACCCAGACGCGTCGTGGATCAGCCGCCGCAAATGCGTGATCAGGTCCGCCATGCCGGCGCGCGCCATAGTCCCTCCGCTAAATCGTGGGCAGCGCGTACACCCGCACCGTGCCCGCAATCGTGCCGGCCGCCGGCGTCAGCGTTAGCCCGAACGTGCCGTCATCCTGCAAGAAGCGCGCCGTCTCGAACGGTCCGAATACCCACGCCGAACCTGCGCCGATGGACTGCTCCTCATTGCCCAGACCCGCACGGAAGGCAGGCGGCGCGTCGCCGGCCAACACCGCCGCAGTCAACGCCGCCGTGCCGCCGTTCGACACCTCCATGATCACGCGCCCGCTCTTGTACGGGTCAATCGTGCCGTACACCGTCACCGCCACCGTGCCGCTGTCGAAAGCCGCGCCGTCCGGCTGCGCCTTCCAGTCGTTGGCCGTCAGTTCGGTTACCGTCAACACCGCTGCATTAGTCATCTCAGTCCTCCTTACGGCCGGTCACAGTGCAGCACGGCCATCGCCGACGGGCGAATGACCTTGCAGCCGTAGACATGCAGACCCTTAACCGCGTCTGCGAACCTCTTCTCCATGCGGTACGCCTCGACCTTGACGATCTGCTCCGCCAACGTCCACGCCATCGGATGGCCGGCCATGACCTTGTAGTTGTCGTCGCTCGTGTTCACGACGTTGTTACTCACCAACACGTCGAAGCCGGCAATGCGCCCGATGTTGCCGTTGGCCAGCCGCATTTCAGCCTGCGGCGTGCCGGGGTTGAGGACGCGCGTGTCGCCCTTGAGCAGCAATTCCTTGTACCACGGCGGGATAATCACCCAGCGCCCGTCCGACGGTACGTTTCTCTGGTCGAGGATCGTGGCGAGCTGCAGCAGATAGTTCAGCGGATAGCCGGCCGTGCCCATGTCCGTCTTGGGCGAACCATTGGTGCCGATGAAGTTATCCGCGCTCACCTGCGCCCACAGCGCCGCCAAGTCGCCGTCCAGCTCGTCCTTGAGCGCATAGCCCGCCTCGCGCATGGCCTCGCTCATCACATCCGGCCGCGCCTGCACGCGGTCGATGTCGTCGACCTGGAAGTTGAAATAATTCGCCTGGTCGATGAGCAGCGTAGTACCCGCCCCGGTGATGTCCTCGGGGTCGTTGATGTCGCTGTTCTTGGTGTAGCTGCCCACCGTGATGCTGCCGATAGCGTTGATCTTCACGCTGTCGCCGACGTTGCGGATCTCGCCCTCGTAGTCCCGATTGATCACGCCCGCCTGGCCGTAGACCAGGCTTTTGTGAAGGTTCTGGAGAATCCGCGCACTCCAGAGAGTCGGAATGAAATTTTCGATGGCCATCTGGCCCTCCTGTTACCTGCCCGTCTTCAGCGCCAACTGGACCTCGTCCCAACGTCGGTTGATCTCGTCGGGCGACATCCGTTTGACCTCCTCGAGCGTCAACGCGGGCTTGCGCTGCGGGTTCGTGCTGGCCATGTTCACGCCGGCAGCCGGCCTCAGATTCGGATAGCGGCTCAACACCTGTTCCACCGCCGCATCCACTCCTGCCGGCTCGCCCTCATTGTCGAACTGCACGTCGACCAGCCTGGCGAGCAGATCAGGGTCAACCTGATGCCGCACCGCTTCCCGGCTGATGGCCGCCGTCGCCCTGGCCTGGCGCAGCGCCTCCTGGGCCGCCGCCGCCTGTTTCGCCGCCGCCTCCGCCTGCGCGCGCAGCTTCTCGGCTTCCGTCATCTGCGCCTGCTCAAAGCCGGAGACTTTACTTTCCAGTTCTTTGACCTTGCGCCGGTAAGCCGCCGCCTCGTCGCGCAACTGCTTAACGTAACCCGCGTCAAACGTCTTCGTTTCCTGACCGCCCTCAGGCGCCTGGCCATCGGACTCGGTGACAGGCTCCTGGCCCGCCATTGTCTCATCGCTCACTGCAACCTCCCGGGTTGTCAATAACCATGCCTGTCTCTAGCGTAGCATTCACCGGTTAACTAGCCGTTAACCGCCCCGCCGACGACTTGCGCTTGCGCAGCGCCTCGCGTACGGCGCGGATGTATTTCTGCGCCAACTCCCGGCCTACCAGCGCCTCGAGGCTGGCCGCCTGCAGCGTATCGCCCCATGCATCGCTGCGCCGGAAGACGGCAAAATCGTCCAATGTCACCGCGCCGTCCTGGTAAGCCGCAAACGCCGCCTTGCCCAGCACGCGCGCCTTGTCCTCGTCCGGCAACCGCTCAAACGCCGCCGGACCCGGCTCCACCACAGGCCGGCGGTCGGGAATGTCCACGCCCAGCGCCCGCCACGGCTTGAGCTTGGGCACGGCGGTGCAACGCCCGTTTAGGTGATCGTTCAGCCGCTCATCCAGCGAATGCTCGCTGCCGTGCATGGCCCAACACGCCGCGCACGTGCGCGTGTCCAACTTTGCCAGCCACACCCAGCCGTCGATCACATCATCGTTGGCTTCGTAATTGCGGTGCATGGCCTCGCGGTAGGCGCGCAACGTCTCCGTGCGGCTGATGGTCAGCGCCCGCGCCAGCCCCGTCCCGAATTGGCGACGCAACAGACGCGCCGTCTCACGCGGGTTCATACCCGCCGCCAGCGACGCCGCCAACGTATCCGTCACCCGCTGCGCCACGCCCGGAGCAATCTGCTCAAACACATCGCGCAGCGGCGACCCGTCCGAGGCAAAGCCAATGAGGTCCTGCAGCGCCGCCGTGGGCAACACGTCGAAAGGCGCGGCAATGCCCGCCGGACGCCCGCCCGCGGCCAAATCCACTAGCCCCGCCGCGTGTCGCCCCGCCGCCTCAACGGCTTGCGTCTGCGTAGCCAGCGTGCTCTGTTCGGCAAACGCGGCGAAGCGGCGCAATTCCGCCTCAATCTGCGCCTTCAATGACTGCTGTCGCTGTATCTGGAATTGCAGCTCCCAGCGCGGCTGAATCCAGGCGGATTCAGCGTCCGCCACTTCCTGCCGCAGTTGGCGAATGTTCTCGTCGACGCGCTGCCACGCCTCGCCGTAAACGCGCACCATGGCCGATGCCGCCGCCCGCTCGTTGTTGAGCAGCTCGCGACGAAAACGCGCCGCGGCTCGCTCCAGCGCACTGGGCATTACCGCGCCGCCCAGCGGATAAACTCAATCTGCATCCACACGCCCAGCGCGTAAAGCGCGGCAGATGCCAGGACTGCGCACACAATCGCCGCTCTATTCCTGTTGCTCATCGCCTTCGTCCTCGCCGCGGTCGAACGCGCCCAGCATGGCGTCGGCCATGTCCGTCACGTTCTGCTGCCGCTTCTCACGCTCCGCGTCCGGGTCATAGCCCAGCTGCTGCAACAGCGTGTCATCGCTCACGCCCAGTTGTTTGTCAATCAGCGCCGTCTGCCGTTCAGCCAACGCATCGCCCGGCAGCGCATCCGGCCAGTGGATTTGCGTTTCCTGGTCAGAGCGCCGCCCGGCCATGTCCAGCGTACGGCGATGGATCTCCTGGATCAGCGGCCCATACAGCGTACGTTTCACCGCCGTCTTGGCCAGCAACGGCCCGTAGAGGATTTTCAGCGCCACCCCGCTCAGATTGCCCGCGCTCTCCAGCTTGCCCGCCGCCACTTCCGGCGTCTGCGTGATCTGGTGCAACGCCTCCTTCAGCCTGGCGTACAATTCGATGCTGCTGCTCAGGTCCGACAGCATCTCCAGGTTCTGCAGCGTGGCATTCTGCGGCAGAACAATCGTTTCGTCGACGCCGATTTTCAGTTCATCCCGGCGAAAACCGCTGCCCCACGTTTTGGGGTGTCCGTGAAATTTGATGATGCGCTGCAGGTTGCTCATCACGAAGTTGATCGACCGCGACAGTTTGACCGCGTGCTCCTGGATGTCCGAGCGCCCGTAGTACTCGTTGGCCGCCGGCAGGTTTTGGCAATCGACGATGGGCGCCCACTCCCACGGCCACAGCCCCTCCTGCACCGTGCGCATCGGCCCGTCATTGCGGCTCTCCTGGTCGCGCACCTGCCAGCGCCCGTTGTCGTTGCGCTCGATGATCTGGCGCAACACCAGCCTGTCGCCGTTGACCGGGTCAATCGCCGCATACTGCACGATATAGCGCCGCACCTCGTCGATATCGTCCGGCTCGGTGATGACGTGCACGTACTCCGTCGACAAATTGATGAGCCGCGGGTAAACCTGCCCCGGCTTCGGCGGCTTGATCTTCACAAACGCATGGCCCGTCACGCCGCCGTTCATCGCCAGTTTCTGCAGGAAAACCATTTTCCTGTTCGCCGCCCACATGCCGTCCAACCACGCCTCATCCGGCGTGCGCTCGCTGGGTCCGGTGTTGATGTCGAGGTCATACTGCAGATCTTCGCCGAAGAGGAAGAAGACCGATGTGTCGACGATAAATTGTGCAAAATTCAGCGCCACGTTGTCGGTCGACGACGCGCTGTGCGGCTCGTTTTTGGCCGGCCTGAGCGTCTCCTGGTTGACGCCATAATACGCGTCCCATGCCGCCGAAATTTCCGCCAGCCGGCGCATGTCCTCGTCGATGGCGCGGCGGATCCACATCTCGTCGGCGTAGGTCAACTGCGGCAACGTGTAGCTGGTCATCATGGTCTATCCCCAAATCGACGGCGCATACTCCACCGCCTGGTCAACGGTCATCAACTCGGTCAACGCCCACACCAGCGCATCCATGCGGTCCGGCGAATCTTCACCCGGCACCCACGTACACATCTGGTCCTCCAGCTCGGCGAACATCCCTACATGATGCACGCGCCCCTGCTCGTACAGCGCCGAGATCGGCTCAGCCCTAGTGTGCTTGCCGCGCGTAGCCCGCACCTGGCGAAACGAAACGTTGCGCGTCGTACGCTCCTTGCGTTCGGCCAACTCGCGCGCCGCCGTGCGCACGGTATGCTCCACCATGTCGCCGCCCTGGTTGACCTCGGCCACCATGCGGTCAGCCTGCCACCGGTCGTACATGCGCACCGCCATCTCCGCCCACTGCGCCGGCGAACCGCGCACCGTCGCATCCTCCAGCACGTAGCCGTGCTCTTGCGCGTCCACGCCGGCCACGACGATGCCCGTCTCGCTGGACTCCTCGTCGGCCGTCGCCGCTGGGTCGATGGCCACGACGATGCGCTGCAATGCCGAAGGCACAGCTTTCGCCCGTCCCGCGTCGAGGATGTCACGCGTCCACACTGCGCCCGGCACATCGTCGAGCACCTCGGCGTATAGCTCCTGCCGGCCCAGGCGCGTACCTTCGTAGCGACGCAAAATCTGGCGGAAAAACGCCGGCGCCAAGTTGCTGCGGTTCTCGAAGGTCGAGCCACGCGTGACTGTGGTGTTGGCGTCGGCGAGCAACTCCTTGATGATCTTCGTCGGCCGCGGCGTCGTGGCGATGAGCACACGCGGGTGTTGGCCCAGGCGCAGCCCCATCA